GTTGTCGTATCCCCACCCTTGACCGATTGGACCAAACAGCCTGGTTGCTTCCATGATCTGTGAGTGAGCATCAATGGCCGTAAACTTCCGACCGAATGAAACTTCCTTGGTGTGGTCGACGTCGGTTTTCGATACCTTGTCCCATAATTCCATGTGTTGATTGTCGTCTGTCATGTTCCATTCCTCACTTCTGTAGTTGAAAAAATTTTGGATGATTCTTGCCGTGCTTAACCATCCACAACCGAGCCAGCCCCGGTGTCATGTTGTTGCTCATCTTGAACAGTGGTGGTCTGATTGGTCGGCCACTCACAGGATGTGGTTTTGCTGCTTGTTCTCGTAGATCACTGTTCCAGCGCATGACTTCGATAATTGTGCGTGCTGAATAGCGTTTGCGTTTGGCTGCCATGCTCAGAGCATGTCGTTCGAATTGCTCCCAGATGTGATCATTGAATTGCAGCCAATGAAAGAACCTGTCCGGATACTGCGGCTTATCGAGTGTGCGTAGGATCTCGATGCCGATGAGCTCGCGTAGTGTTTTCATGTCCACCCCTTTCGTTTGCCTTGATATTCAGGTGGTCGGATGCCTCGCTCGAGCATGAACTGAAATAATTTTTCTGATTCAAACAGGGCGTTGTCGTAGGGCTCGTCGTACTCGACCTTTATCCACTCGTATTTGGTATTGAGGTAGATCACAGAAAAGATTGCATACGGTGATTTCATTACACGCATTGCGTGTTGAAGCTGCGGCATGTACTTGCGGAGTAGGTTGGCTGGTTGCCACATCATGTTGATTGCCTTGGCCTCGAAGGGAATGAAGAACTCGTCATCAAAGATCGTGATGTCGTCGCTCTCCTGCTGCTGCAGGAGTCCGTCTGGTAGGTAGGTGCACCACGGAAACTCAGCCATACGGACTGGCGGAGCTGTATCAAAGGCTACCTGGATCTCTCTGCCTGTGTCACGCTCGAACAGCTCGATGTTGAATGCCTCAAGCTGATGACCTAACTCTGCGGCTAGGCTGTACTCAGGCTGTGTGGTGGCTTGTTTGCGGTCGAACAGGGCGGCCCAATCGCCGGCGTGGATGTGAACGGCATCGGATGCGCCGATAGATTTGCTTCTGTCATACATCGCTGAGTCCTTTATTTGACTAGCTATTATACGGTATGCTCTCGGGTGACACCATAAAACCCTTTAGGAATGGCTATGACTTCAGCATTATTGTCAGGAACGATGAATACAGTGGCCGCGGCGGAATACATTGGAATAAGTGAGGCGACATTGAAGCGTTGGCGAATGGCTGGTACTGGCCCTGAATATCTCCGCCTGGGTGAGCGAATCATCAAGTACCGGCAAACAGATCTCGATTGTTGGCTCTTGCAGAGTCGAAAGGATGGGTAGATTCACAAAGAATCATGCCACTGATGCCAACCAGCCCGAGATCATTGCTGCGCTCGAACTGATTGGCTGTAAGTGTCATGAGATTGAAAGACCAGTAGATTTGCTAGTCGAGTTCAGAAAATTATGGATTCTTCTTGAGATTAAAAACAGAGCTGGAAAGAACAAGTTGACAGATGCGCAGGTAGATTTTTTTAAGAAAGTGGGAGCTCCGGCTTTTATCGTCCATGATTCAGAAGAAGCAATTGCAGCGGTGCAAACAGCATGGAAAAGAACATTGAAGTATGCGGTAGAGAAGTAGAGGTCGTCGGCTTTGACGCTGATGGTCAACTGTGGGTGCGCGATCCGTGCACTCAGTTCAACATCCTGTTGAGCCAGCCCTTTGGTTCCGGTTCTAATTCAACAGCGTCACCCTCGAGCGCGAGCTCGTCGGGCATGTCGATGTGGCAGTAATTATCAAGCAATAGATGGAAGTCTATAGTTTTCTTCGGCAATTCAATCAACTGGTTTGTACTCGCTGGCCCGAGTGCCGCTGTCACTGCATTGAAATAGCGCCACACACTTTTGTCGCCGTGGTCTGCCGACGGGTTGTGCCATTCCTGGTTTACGCGCCCGATCCTCTTGAGGTTGATAATACCCTCGCGGTACGTCTCCATGATGAGATGGTCAACCGAGTAATCATCAAGGGGTGCTTCCCGATACTCACGAAACCGTACATCCTGCCGCTTACGCATCACTCGAATCTTCTTGATTGCTCCCTCGAAAATCTCAGGGAGCTCATTCCAAATGTTCGGCGTGTGCTTGCGGCCTACGACAATATCGCCACTGAAGGAAAGGTTATCGCAGATGAATACCTTGGCGCCGAGAGCGAGTGAAGCGACAAACGTCTTGTCGTGTGAGTTGCGTAAAGCTGCCATCGTAGCGTGTTCAGCATTCGGATCGTCGTCGTCGTGTTGGATCTGCATGAGTGCAAAATAGTGAGCAGCTTTGCGATTGAGAAAGTGTTGTGGGTTGGTAATTGAGTAGCCTTGTTCGAGCAAACGATCTTGAGCGAGTTCAAAAAATTGATGATGTGGAATAGGCAGATGGGTTTCAGTTTTTTCTGGAATTGGTAGCCCCATTAGAGCGGGGAACGGCACAGCTTCAGCACCGCAATGCATCATCAGTCCTTGCATCTCTTAATCCTCCAATTGGTTGTTCAATTTTTTACATCGATTGACTGCCCAATGTTTGTGAGCATATCGTTCAATGCGGTGTTTTCTGTCTTGTTTTAGTATTTCTCCTGTTTGCAAATCAAGAATGCCCCACCCTTCTGCGAGTTCATATGGGACATATCGCTCGAGATTTGGTTTGATTTTGAATCCCATAGCTCTCCTTTGTTGAAGCGTTCTGTTATCCCACCATGATGCTTGGTGGGCGTGGAATTTCTTGAAAGTGTGGTCGCCACAAGTGCAGACAATGCGGATGCAAATTGATGTGCTGTTCGCTTGGCACATGCAATTGCATTGCTGTTTCATCGTCTTTGAAGAACATTCTTTTTATTTTTTCCATCTCGTCCCACTTGGGCGTTCTTGTTTTGTGGGAGACTGAAACATGATCCCAACCCATGTCGCTTGAAGCAATCACGGCGAGCTTAGCTACTGGCCGTGCCGGGCTCCGGATAGACACATTGAATACGCCATTGCGATCGTCGCCGGCCATGCCGTAAATCCCGTATTCGGCTTGACGATCACGATATTGATGAATCTCTATATTGTTCAGGTTTCGCATTAGTGTCCTCTTGAGGCATCGACGTGCCTTTCGCAGCGTTCGGTGTAGCATTCGGTACACTCATCACCTTCATGGTGAACGAGTTCGTCTTCGCAAGTGCGACACAACGGGAAGTCAAGTTCTTCCAGGTCGGTACTGTTACAACTCGGGCAATACCATTCCCATTCTCCTGGATCAATGAGTGTCGCTGGATAAATTATTTCTTTGTTGATTTCCCTTTCGTTACCTCTCCATTGACACTTGTTGCATATGTAAATGTCACTCATTGTCTGTCTCCAATGCCTCTACTCCTGCCTCGATGATTGCTCGTGGGAGCGAGTCGTTCTGTCGTGAGTCCTTTACGCGGGGCGGTTCAACAACCCAAGCATGACCTGTCTGAAGACTGATTAACTCACCACCCTCTAAGTTTTCATCCTCGTAGTTGATGCGCCAGATAAGTAACTCACCGTCCATCTTCTCCATAACAGCCCCCGCTACTCGCCAGTCACGGACGAACGTGGCGGCCCCAACGAAATCTTCTTCGCGGATGATCCAATAAAATGTTTCCGCCTCGCAAATCACTTTGCTACCTATCCCCAACGCTACTAATGCGTCTGCTAGTTCTTTATCGTTCACTTCTCACACTCCACTATTGCGTGCCCGGCCGTGCGACACGGTGGTTCGTATTTAGCTTCAGAATGACCGGCGGCAAGCCGCCCGGTTTTCGCAACCTGTCAATGTACGATTGTGTGTTTGCTTTGCGGTTTTTCATTTCATTTGCTCCTGCTCAAGCACCTGCTCCTGCTCCAGCGTCTGCTCTCGCTCCCGCTCCAGCACCTGCTCCAGCTCCTGCTCCAGCACCAGCTCCCGCTCCGCCATTTTTGTTTCTGGCCTCTCATTTCAGGATGCCGAATGCCTCAATACTGGCTACCTGAACATAGATAGAGCTAGGTAGCGATTGAGCATCTTTCCAGTCTTTTGTTGACCACTCACCGGTCTCATAGACGATTTTCGGGTCATCCAATTTGACACAGGTGTCGTTCACACCGACCAACTTGCCGGTGTAAAAGTAATTCATACACATCAAGGTCACCGTCTCACCCAATAAACCTTCCAATCCTTCGTCTGATACTTCAACTATTTTTCTCATTTCAATTTTCCTCTTAAGTTATTAAACAGACCTAGACCAAGACGAAGACCTAAACCAAGGCCGAGACCCAGACCGAGACCAAGACCAAGGCCGAAACCCAGACCGAGACCAAGACCGAGACCAAGACCAAGACCCAGACCAAGACCCAGACCCAGACCGAGACCAAGACCCAGACCCAGACCGAGACCCATACCCAGACCGAGACCCATACCCAGACCGAGACCATTTTTGTCGTCGGGATCTAGTCATCGGTAACTCCCATTTCTACTGAATCGCATGGCTAATCTCCTATCTTTTTGGTCACTCATTGCCTATCACCTTCAATGCGGATCTGGCGTAGTCGCCTATTTGGTAACGCCAAATATTTTTCAGGTGCTTGGCAAACTTGAGCGCAAATACCTCACCCTGACCATATGCCCATTCCAACACCGCATAGTCATCGTTAGCGTCTGTGAATGGGTCGAATATCAGGCTGTCCCACGTTGACCCCTTCCAGTGCCATACCCCATCAAGGCACTTAGCGCCCATAGCCTTAGCAAGTTTGATCCTTCTCTCTTCACTCATCCCATCCACCTCGCGCGATTTCTTCGACTGCCTCCTCGAGCCGACGAATGCGCTTGTTGGCAATATCGAGTCGATTGCTGAGTTCATCAGAACGCTTGCCAAGCTCTGTATCGGTATCGATAAGAGCATGACCTGCTTTGGTGAGGTTTTGAATTGATTCGGTAACTGATTCTTTCCAGCGGAATAATTCAGCTCGTTGAATTGCCCCGTCTTCGCCGGGGCCACGCGCTCTGTCATTCACAAACTGTCTCGTAAACGGGTTGCTCAACCATCTTCGTACCCACTTTTTTGCGTGTGCATTTGGTTGAAGTGAAAGCTACCCAGAGTTGAACATGATGGTCCTTATGACGCCACCAGTTTGAATAGCCAGGAATCTTTTCTTCTTCTGGTCGATCGGTGGTGTCATAACCAAGTTTTCTGAGTGCGCTATACAAACCTTTCATGACGTTATGATCGCCGGCGACGCTAATATCCAAGTGTGACGAATCATCAATTCGGAGGCTTACCAACCATTCTTGAATGACCTCGAGGCCGTCTGCAACGCGAATGTACTCGTTGATTCGTTCTTTCAGTTCTTTCTTTTGTCGCTTACGTGCTTTTTTCACACGTGTAATTGCTTCATGCAATTCTATCCGTGGTTTCATTTTAGTCTCTCCGGTGGGTGAGTACTGTTGGTAGATCTGTTCCTAGCTCGAGTGCGAGCTCCTCGTCTGTCATACGAATAGTAGTAGGTATTTTGCCTTCCAGGTTGTTAAGAGGTAAGCCTTTTTCAGCGCGTTGGCAGAGTAAATGAAAGGGTGTTTTGGATGTTTTGGCAAGGTGAGCTAAGTGATCGTAATCGATGTTATTAATAACTGACATCGTTTCTCTCCCTTTTGGTTTGCCCTTTAGATCGTGAAACCGTCGCCGGCCTGGACTTGCTGATCGGCGCTTGTCGAGGTTCATTGGTGCGCGGCACCCCGACTCACAAAAAAAGGCGACTGCCGGGTCCATGCGACAGCCGCCAGTTGTGCGCCAGTGTTAGGTGGCGCTTCTGCGTGCCTTGAGACTTTCAGCAACACTCTGCTCGTTCGAGTCAGGGCGTGATGCTGAGGAAGTCGCTGCGCGTTGTTGATACCGCTCGCCTGTAACGGCTGTGTAC